CGGGGTCAATCGTGACGGATGAGTCCATGACGACGTTGGTCGCTCGGTCTTTGTCCACGTCATAGGCCGTGGTCATTGCCACGTGTGGTAGCGTGGTCTTGAAGGATTGTGTAAATTTCATTAGTTCTGAAGTTTGAAGATGAGGTCGTTCTCTGCATCGTGAGCATAGTCGTCGAGCAGGTTGATGATGTCTTGCACCGCGTCAGCGTCAGCATGAGGGGCACAGGCAATCAGAGATGCAAAGCCCTTGACATCCTTGGGTACAAGCCTGGCCGCTCGGTTGAGCTTGTTCAGGTTCGCACCGAAGTGGAAGTCGTTGAGGAAAAGGACTGCCGCACCGACAGGCCGTGAGAAGAAATTGTCTTTCACCATTGTATTGGATTTTGAAGTTTGAAGTATGAGAGGTTAAGTATATATACTCTCTTCACTCTGTTCAGAGAGTATATATACGTAACTCTCTATATTAGTTGAGCAGAGCAACCAGAGTCAACAACCCACCCATCCATGCAAGGAATGCGATGAACGCGAGGTTAACGTTTTGCTTTAATCGTTTACCCATAACTCACTGATTGTTAGAGGGTTCCACTTTCTTGACCGTCCACCCATCAGGACACCAGTCCACAGCGTGTTCGAGTGCAAGGTCCAAGGTGTATGCGAGGAATTTCTCCTCCCTCCAATCGTCGCGGTCACGTCCACGGTAGTACGTCATAAGGTATTCGTTCATTTTAGTTTGATTTCTTCGTTGTTCCAAAGGTCGTAGATGGCTTTCTCTTCGCGCTCCTCACCCAACTCGATCGCCTGCCTGCGGTCCTGCACGATGTCAGAGAGTTCGATGTAGGCCATTCCGTCGTCATCGACCCATCCTCCAATGAGGAGGTTTGCCGCTTTGCCTCGTGTCTGCTCTTGCAAGCTGGGCATGATGGTGTAGGCGAAGTGGTTCCATGAGAGGTCGTCGGCTTTGATTTCAAAGCACTTGGACGCTCCGCCCACAGCGTAGCCACCGCCTCCGTATTCGGTCAGGTCGTGCTTCACGCTGAAGCCGTCCCACCCTTGGATGGTGAAGTATAGTTCTTGAAGTTTTGTCATCGTAGATGAATTGAAGTTTGATACAGACACCCCAAGGGGGTGTTTCGTCCATTCAGGACTCGTCAGTGTACCTGTACAGCTTAGCTGTCGATGAGGTCAGCCAAGGTCATCTGCTCGTCGCAGGTGAGGTCGTCCCACGCTGAAGTGCAGGTGATGAGGTCCATGCCGAGATGGCTGTCGATGAGGTCAGCGATGAGCTGACGGCGGATGTGCTTATCCATGTGGTTGGGGTTTGAAGTTTGAAATTTTGAGTGGTAAGTCTCTCTAACTACACACTCTTCATAAATGAAGAGAGTGTGTAGTAAGAGATACTAGAACGATTAGAAGGGGACATTATTGCTATCTTCGATAGCAGAAGGGAGAGACGTAGTCTCCATGTGCATGGCCAAGCACTGCGTCAAGGCCTCAATCTTAGCTTCCAAGGAAGCTACTCTGTCAACTTCGTTGACCCCCATAGCTACCTTCTTGGCTTCAATCTTCGATTGCTTCTTCGCCTTGTTCTTGGCATCCATCTCTTTCAGAGATGCCTTAGCTTCCTTAACGGAAGCTGTCTTAGCCTTCTTCGAAGGCTTGACTGGACCAACTTCGTTGGTCTTGTTGGCCATCTCTTGGCGGTCTGCCACCTTCTGTGAAGGTGTCCTCTTCGTCGTCTTACGACGACGCTTCTTCGTCTTGGAAGCCTTCGGCTTGTCTTTAACCTCTTCGAGGTTAGTGACCAACTCCAAAGCTTCTTGCAAAGCTTTGATTGCGGCGGCCTTGCGGTCTGCGGTTGGACGGAAGAGGGCTTGGTTGACCGCTTTCTTGCAGTCGGAAAATTGGAAGTTTGTCATGGTTTATGAGATAATGTATTAGAATGAAACCATAGGTTTCTTTCATTCTAATACATATCTCTACTTTTCTGCCGAAGTACTCTAACGAGTTAGAGTAAAGGTCGAGGTACCGCAGGGTCAACTTGTTGACTCGTAGGGTACTGCGTGAAGGGACTGCCAACTCAAATCAAGTCAAGGTCAAGACCTTGAAAGGGTGTTCAGTGAAGCCCCAGTAGTGGGGTCATGTTTGTAACTCCTTGAGTTACAGGGGGGATTGTCCTCTCCTTCGGAGCACTGCGCCTGCAAAGTTAGTCTCAAGCTGTGCTTGAACTAACCAAGGCTAACTGACTGAAAGTCAGGCAAAAAGCTGAAAGTTGTAGCAAAAACTGCACTAAAGTGCAGGGGGGAGGTCGTGGCAATCCGTTTCGGATTGCGTTTGCGGGTGGCTGTGTATGTATATAATCCCCACGGTGTACATATCTCATCCCTTTTTTCGACGGATCTTAATTCAGTCCTTAATTTGCCTTGAGACAGGTCAAATAATATAACTAACTCATTATCAATACCGTAAGCGACGTTACATGAACAGTCACTTGACGGTTGACTTTTAAAAAATTGTTTTATAACTTCGCGATGTTATTGTGATCAAGACAAAAATGGCCTCATTACTGTTGGAGGATATAAAGGAAATAATCGGTATCTTTGTTTTAGACACAACAATAGCTGTATGTTTACAAGAACACGACGCCCACAGGGTTATCAAGTAAGAAAAAGCAGGGTTCAAAGGCCTTTGGACTATTTTGCTCAACAAGGATTGCAAGTTGATCCCGTTCCGCAGGACGATCCGCCCGAGGAGGACGGCATTTACGACAGGATTGTAAAGTTCTTCACGGGGGAGGAGGAGGCCGCGCCACAGAGAAGGCTTTCGCACCCCAAAAGGCCAATATCTACTGGTCCGAGTGTCATACCTATTAAAGGAGGTGAGCTCCCATACGACGATGATGCTTCGGGACCCCCGATCAATCAACCCAGACTAATTAAGGAACCGACTCAACAGCCGCAGGTACAGACTCAGCAGCCGCAGGGAGGCCGTTACATGCCAAATCAGACTGAGCGAAAGAAGATTCAGATGTTTTATGAAAGCTCTGGAAACCCGAATGCTAGATCTAAGTATGCAGGCGGTCTTTATGGTGTGTCGCCAGCCGCCCTGACGGATGCTGTTAAAGATGGCGTTGTCCCAGAAGGCTCTAATGTGTACGACCCCGAAGTCAATGAGAAGGTCAGGGACTACTACATGACCAAGTCCTACAATACAGAGTGGGTTAAAAACGCCACAAATAACCTTTCTAGGCTTATGAGGTCCTACGAGGCGTACAATCAGGGCGGTCAAAATGCCTTAAGGAGCAACGAGGCGGCTAAGAAGGATGGTCACAGCATCAACCCAACCAACTACGAGGAGGCAATTAAGCTTCTAGACGCCACTGGGCCTAGCGGCAAGTATGACGGCGGTCACTACTGGCCAAAAGAAACAAGAGACTACGTCAAGGGCACTGTGCTTGGTGATGTTGACCCCAGCAGACTGCCTGAGGGCTTCCAGCTCGGTCAGATGGCAGCAGGGGGAAGACTTGATGAGGGAGATCCCATTGATCCGAAGAAGATGGCTATGTACAACGAGGCCTTCAAGAAGACTATGGGGGACAACTATGAGAACGTACCCCCCGAGATGATGGCCAACATAACCAACCTGGTGGCTGGTGGCGACCTTCTGTCTAAGACAGATCAGATCAACGCCCAGCTAAGTGCGCTTAGGGAGCTCGGTTTGGACACAGACCTGCTCTTTGAAAACCTCACAGAAGCAGAGGGGGGTGGATTTGGTGCTAAGATGAAGTATGGGGCAGCTTCAAGGATGTTTTCCGAGTAATCATAATAGGCTATATTTGCATCCATGGCAGACCTTACCCTCACCATCACAGAAGCGGTCACCCTGAACGGTACCGCTCATGGCGCAACGAACACCCATACAATCGGAAGCGTAACCGACGTACTCCACAGGCTCGTAAGTGTACCGACTTCAGGGTATATTGATCTTGTGAGCTTTGCGTCATCCGCTTCTGGCGTAGCCATTGCAGATGGCTCTTTAAAGCACTTAAGAATAACCAATTTGGACGGATCAAATTTTGTCACGCTTCGCGTGAGAGAGGATGGTGTCCAGGAATACTTTGTGAAAATCGAGGCTGGAGACTCCTTCGTCCTTGGAAACTCCGTATCTGACGCCAACGCCTCTGGCGCTGGTGCAGCGGGTCATTCATCACTAACAAACTTGGACGAAATCGAAGCCATAGCAAACACAGCTGGCTGTCAGGTCGAAATCTTTATAGCAAGCTAACATGAACGAAGGACTTAAAGCACTAAGAAAGGCGAGCCCAGAGGCCTTTGAAAACATTACTGGCCAGAAAGCCATGTACGGAATGAAAAACCCTATGGCTGAATACGGGAAAAAGATCATGATGGCCATGGGCGGAATGAACAGTCTTAGCGAACAGGAAAAGCAGCAGTACGCTGCAATGGGCATGAAGGCCGTGAAGGAATACGGAATGGGTGGCAAGATGTACGAGGACGGAGGAAAGATGGAAAACGTTTACGACGACTTTGGAAACATCGTTGGAACGAAAAAGAACACCAGCGGTCTCAGGTCTTTTCTGGGCGCGGACGAGGTTCATTACGACAATGACGGAAACAAGGTCGCAAAAGTAAACGAGAAGAGAAACAAGACAAAGGTTACTCTCTACGAGGACGGAGGAAAGATGTATGATGAGGGCGGACTAAACGAAGATGGTGGTCCATTCTCGTCTGCCAAGTCTCAAATTGAAGAAAACCTTTCCCCGCTGAAGGGTAGCCTCATGTCTCAGATCGAAAGCGATCCCAAAAAGGTGGCATGGGCCAAGGAAAACATTCCTGGGGGTCTTGAGAATGCAACAGTATATCAGCTGTCTCAAGCTGCCGACCCTAATCACTCCGACACACAGACCAATAGGCTGACTAGACTGGCGAGACAAGCCGATCTTCCCGTAGCGACAGAAACTGCCAACCTCTACTCTAGAATGAATAGCGGCAAGTTTGATGTCGGTGTGATGGATGAGGCAATGATTTCAAGGGGTTACGACGGAGAAGCTGGTAATATCTTTGCAGCTGGTGTTGTTGAGGGTAAGATTCCCCTTGGAGCCATGATCTCTGCAGATACAAAAGATCTCGGAACCACAGATTCTGCTGGAAAGTTCAACTTCAAGGTCTTTGATGTGCCGTCTGGTGCCGAGTTCCTTCAGACAAACAGAAGAAGAATCAAAAACGACGGATCTATCAGAGGTGACAATCAGGACGATCTGACGTGGTACGCTAAGCTTGGAAGAGGCAGCACAAGAGATATGTCTCCAGAGTCTGAAACTCCAGAGACAATTATCCCAGACCCACCCATGCAGACCGCCCCAGGTGATCCCATGGCGTCTATTCCAGGAAGAGGACCAAGTCAAATCCCCGTGAATAGACCTCAGCCCAGCCTTCAGGGAGGCATGAGACCCCTCAAGGACCCAACATCAGGTGATACAGGCCTTGGTAGATTTGACATCGGAGCTCTTGAGCCCATGATCTCAGACTATACTGGTTCTGAAGAAATGAGAGCAAGCGGGCCAGGGGCTGGTCAAACAGAACTCGAAAGAAGAATGCTTGCCCAACAGTTGGCTGCTATGCTTCAGAAAAAAGATGGAGGTAAGCTTGCCCTTTTCGGTCGGAGAAACAGAAAAAAGGCGAGGGAAGAATATGAGGATCGCGTATCAAGAGCAGCAGGTACTGGCTACATGCCAGCCCCACCATTAGAGATGTTTGGCCGCCCCAAAAAAAGCCGAGGTCAAGGAGGCCGAATGTATAAGTTCGGAGGAAAATACTGAAAACAAAAAAGGGGCTCGCGCCCCTTTTTCTATCTATATACATCCTATCAATTCCGTTCCCACGGCATTGGAGAATTCAAGTGGTTGATTGCAATGATCGCGTCCTGGACTTGAGCGCTGTTCATTCGGTCCTGAAGGCGATTGTTTTTTGATGCTGCGTCATCCATGAAAAGGAATCCGACTACTACGAGGGCGGCTGATGCAATGGTAAATTTCATTGTGTAAGTATTAAGGGATTAAATTGAATTTCGTAAATTTGAGCTGCTTGCTGATCTCATTGTACGGAGAAAAACCAATTCCGTGCAAGTTTTTGACTGTAAAAATTCGTTAATCGACATGCAACTATCTAAGAACCTGACACTTAAGGAGTGCACAAAAAGCACTACCGCTTCAAGGTTGGGAATCAATAACACTCCAGACGATGAATGGGTCATCCAAAATCTCAAGGCGATTGCAGAACATGTATTTCAACCTCTTAGGGAGGCTTTCGGGTGCCCTATATACGTGTCGTCAGGCTATCGTGGCCCTGAGCTCAACCGTGCTATCGGCGGTTCGCTTCGTAGTCAACACATGGAAGGGAGAGCACTCGACCTTGATGCAGACGTATACGGAAAGTGTACAAACTCTCAAATCTTCGAGTGGATACAAGAGAATGTTAAGTTTGATCAGATGGTGTGGGAATTTGGCGATTCAGACAATCCTGATTGGGTTCACGTCAGTTATGTGCATGATGGCGTTAATCGTGGTCGGTGCCTCAAAGCTTGTCGTGACGATGAGGGAAAGGTTTACTACGAAGTAATGTTTAAGGCTCTCTGATATGCTAGGACTAGGAAACACACTGACTGCCTCGACTGCTCTTGATGAGCTTCTTGTTATCACGGCAAATTCGGCTTCACTCACCATTACGGATGAGGGCGACGAGGACGTCAACATCACATTTTTATTTGACACCGCGGGATCAACTATGGACGGATTGCTTAGTCCATCGTCTCCATCTCAGGGTGATCAGGTAACTGGTGTTTCTTTTACCTTGAAGGTGGAAAGATATGATGACCAAATAGCCAGTGGCGGAACAGTTCAGGCTCAGGCAACTGAAGATATATTTTTCTACTTTAACGCCTCACTTCTCACGCTCAAGGCTTACTTCCTTAGCCCTGTGAATAGTGCTAGTGGGCTTGCTGCCTCCACATTTCAAGTTGGCGGAAGCTCTAGATTTAATCTTGCTTCTTTCAATTCAACAGATTTGACCGCAAGCGACGAAAATCTGTATGTCTTCACTCTTACAGCTCAGAAAAGTGACTACCAAGACTTTGTCATTGTTTCTACCGAAATTACAATCTAAATTATGAGTAAGATAATAAGGCTTAATTTTTTGAATGATTTTAGCAACACTAATAACGCAAAGGTTGCCACAAAGTCTAGCACTGGATCAAATACAGGAGCTTTTACACAGTCCACTACTTCCAGAAAGCCAACAGCAAAATCACCATCAAACGCCAGTAGCAATGTGTTTTTTGGACTCACAAGCTTGTCTTGCGACGGGTCCAACACCATGAGTCTTGCCTCAACAGAAAGCATAAATCCGATCACCACCCCATACACAATGGTTTGTGCATGGACCAATGGTGACTACACCAATGACACTTGGCTGATTAGCGGAACGTCAAACGATACTCACTGGGGAATTAAGGCTGGAGGTGCAGATGTTATATACAAGGCCAACGGTAGCAAGGCTGCCGCTGGAGAGAGAGATTACCCCATAAACTCAACCGCAAACAGCACCACTGCCTATACCTTTGGATCAGATGTAGAGATGATTGCTATCGTGGTGGATGGGTCGGGTAATCCCGTCAAGGCTGACATCTACAACATAGACGGAGACAAGATTGCAGACGCTGCTGCGGTAAACGTCAATGGCATCACCGCAACGTTCCCCATTGATCATATTTTAGGAAAAAGCGACGGAACGCTTGGATTGAATGGTGAGATTTTAGATATTGCGATCCATAACAGCGCTCTTTCTGAATCTATCATAAAGGGACTGGGAAACAAGTACAAGACCTGTAAAAACCCTTAATGGCGATTGAAAACTCTGAACGACAGTCATTTTTTGTGACTGGTTTGCCCCGTACTCGCGGGGCTTGGCTGGCTCATTACCTAAACACGATGTGTTGCTGTGAGCACGAGCCTGGATTACGTGTAATGGAAGGCACTATGCCTGGGGATCTGTGGCCTGGAATACTCTCGCCAATCGGTGGGGTTGACTCAAGCTTTCCCTTGTGGGCAAAAGGCTTTTATAACGCATACGGGGATCGCCCGATAGTCATTATTAACCGAGACCCCCTTGAGGTTATTGAGTCGTTAAAAGCTGAGTTTCCTAGCGGCGTGGGTGGCTCTCTCCCTTTTCAATACGGAGAGATTATTTCTCAAGCCTTAATTGAACTAGAGGGTGTTCGAGCTATCTTTACAAACGTGCTAGAGGTGGATTACGATGACATCGACTCAAGGATTGAGGACATACTTAAGCACATAGGAATTGGATATAGGTTTAATCGTCAAACCTTTGAATACATGGACCGATTCAGGATTGCGGTGCATCCGATGAAGTACCAGCGCCTTCTAGACAGCGGTAATATGTCTGGACGAGAAGCCTTGCTTTTTGGGTGAGGGCGTACCTGACTCTGTAATTGTACTTGGTTTCATCTCTAAACAGGTGATCTTCAAACGTGTCTGACGGGGTTAGCCTGTTAAAGTGTTTGTATACGTAACCGTTGTTAACTAGCTCGTATACAATACGTTCACCTAGTTTCTTTTTGTTGTACCCGTAGTCTTGTGCTGCGTATGACAATGTCCAGAACTCTAGATCGTAGGCCCAGAGCATAAACTGAAGCTCTTTTTCAAAGATGTCGTACCTTCTGCAGAAGTCATTGGTAGCGGACCTAAGGTGCTTTAGGTAGTTCTTTTTGACGTACCTTTGATTCAGTTTAGAGAAGTCTCGGAAGAGCTTCTTTTTTGACACGGAACTTTTAGGCATAATTGAGGTATGGGGAACTATGAAGATATGGAAGAAGAAGGCTTCTGGTACGAAATACAGGAGATTTCTGGAGCAATTCAAGAGCTTGTACACAAGTATGGCATGGAGGATCGTGTCATTTCTGCCGTTGTGGTTGGTCTTCTTGAGCCAGTAACTGAAGATCAGAGCAACATGAAGGCTTTCTTCAATTACAACGTTCAGACCGTGGATGAGCTTGAAATCATCACTGACTTTATGAAAGACTCTTACACCCCGCCTGATGACGGTCCAGACTTGGATGACCTTTTGAATGGGCTGGGTATATCACTAAATTAAAATGGAAGGACTTATTAGAAAAATTATCATCGGGCGAGATCCGAAGGATGCCATGGCGTATTACGTCGGAATGAACGCTGGTCGAGGCAAAGTTAGCGCTATAGTAATGGATGAAAAGCACTTACATGTGCATGGAAAGAAGAGATATCTTGTATATTTGCAAGAGGAAGACGAGTCTCAGGTATTGTGGAAAGTCGTAGACGACATGCCATGCTTGCTTGAGCTCGATCTCAATTTCTAATTCAATGAAGACATTTGATCTCTTCGTCGTTGAACTTGAAAAACAAATCAATGACACTATTAAAACTTCGTCGGGCCTGGAGCTGTATGTGGACAACCGCTTCAACGAGTTTAAGCATCGCGTTAATGCTGGCCCTTTGGTTGCTGTTCCTTTTAAGTATGACACTGGCGCACAGCCAGGAGATACTTTGTTCTTCCATCACCTAGTAGTGCTTAATGAGGGTCAAGTGCTTACTGGCCACGAAGATCATTACCTCGTAAGGTATTGTGATCCAAGCATTTCGGTGATAAACAATCAAGCTATTGCTTACAAATCAAAAGATACTGGCGAGGTGCATCCTCTTGGAGGGTGGGTCGTGCTTTCGCCTTTCGATGAAGAGCAAGAGCCCGAGTCGGAGGTCATCGAGGTCGTCAAACTCAAGGAGGACCCCGTTACAAAGGGGGTAGTATCATTTGAGTCTGAGAAGACCAAAGAGCTTGGCCTTGAGGTCGGAGACGTAGTTGGCTTCAAAAAGAACATGGATTACCGATTCAAAATCGACGATGTGGAGTACTACAGGGTTGATTACACAGATATCTACTATGTCGAGGAAGAAGTTTACAACGGTTGAGGCCGCCACGCGCCTAATGGCGTCTATGGAGGTGGCCATCAACAATATGATCGACGAGGTTAAAAAGCCAGTTGATCCAGAGGCTGGAGGCGCTGCCAGAAAAGCAGAGCTTCAGTCAATCAAACAAACAGCTACAGACTGCAAGGAGCTAATTGTTGAAAGACAGCGATTAGAGCAAATGATCAAAGACATTAGTACTAATGGATCAATCGAAGAAGCAAGAGACTACAGCGGAGGTTTCGCTGAAAGATTCTCTAAGTGATTGGAAAAAGATAGTATGGCAGTACAACAGAACAGACTTTAAGTTTTGGGAGGACTCCTGGAACGATGAGTTTGAGGACTAACCGCGAGTATCCCCTCAAGCTTATACCTTGTAGAAAGGGTAACTGGTCACATGTGGGTTCAAGTCCCACCTCGCGGACAAATTAAAAACAATGGCAAAACAAGCGTCAACTTACGTTCAGAAAAAAAGAATCAAGAGAGCCGATGTCCACTCCAAGACTAAGCACTCCAATAACAAGTCCTCTAAGCACTACTCTAAGAAGTACAGAGGTCAAGGCAGATAATCGTATATTTGTCTTGTGAAGAAGCGCGACTACAAAAAGGAATACAGGAAGTACGGGAAGTCTCGTGCGGCCAAGAAGTATCGCGCTGCCCTCAATAAATACAATAGAAAGAAAAAGACTTATGGGAATCGGGACGGCAAGGATGCCGCTCACTCTGGGTCAAAAATTAAAGGGTTTTTGAAAGCAAGCATTAACAGAGCCAACAACAGGCCGAAGAAGCGGAACAGCAAGGGCTAAGGCATGCGCCTGTAGCTCAGTTGGATAGAGCATCTGCCTTCTAAGCAGACGGTCACAGGTTCGAATCCTGTCAGGCGTACAATACAATTCACTATCATCATGGCTGATTACATCTGCAACTGCGAGGACAAGCACGAAGAGTCCAAAAGCGGAGTCTCCATCAAGTTTGGAAACGATGGAGCATATCACGACATTAAGTGTCCATGTGGCAAGTACATGGAACTGAAAAACCCAAAGTCAGGCGCCCCTAGCTTTAGAAGCAACAGGTATGGCCAAGTCTACTGATGTTGAGGACTTTGTCGCAATTTGCCCCAACGGTACGAAAGGAGAAATTGTTCGAATCGGTGGGCTGGACATTGCACTTCCCGCTCAGCCTCCCAAAACGAAAATTGCGGGATATGGAAAGCCAAACCACCTGCAGCTGTGGGAAAGGGTTCCTATGCCTGAGGAAATGCTTCGGATTAAGAGTATGGATGAGTGGGCCGAGATGCCCAGGCCCTTTAGAGAAAAGTTTCGTCCGTATGTCGAGGAGGAGTTTCGCCGTCGGCGTGAAGGCTTTTGGTTCTATAACGACGGTGTCCCTACATATATTACGGGCAGGCATTACATGATGCTTCAATGGACCCGAATGGATATCGGGTATCCAGACTACTTAGAGTTTCAAAGAGAAATTTTCGTACATTTGTCTGCGTGTGAGGCGGACCCCCGATGTATCGGGCAGCTGTATACTAAATGTAGGCGGAGTGGATATACCAATATCTGCTCTGCTGTGCTTCTAGACGAAGCCACACAAGTCAAAGACAAGCTCTTGGGGATACAGTCAAAGACTGGTAAGGACGCCCAAGAGAATATATTCATGAAGAAGGTCGTGCAGATGTTCAGGCACTACCCCTTCTTCTTCAAACCTATTCAGGATGGAACGACCAATCCGCGCATGGAGCTGGCTTTTCGCGAGCCGTCTAAGAGAATCACGAAGAACAATAAGACTACGCAGACGGGCGAGGCTCTTAATACGGTCATAAACTGGAAGAACACTACCAACAACGCCTATGATGGAGAAAAGCTACATTTGCTCTATCTGGACGAAGCTGGTAAATGGGAAAGACCTACAGACATAAGGGACGCCTGGAGGATTCAACGGACTTGTTTGATCGTCGGGCGAAAAATCGTCGGAAAAGCAATGGTGGGAAGCACCGTCAATCCGATGGACAAAGGAGGAAAAGAGTACAAAGACCTTTGGAGGGATTCAGACCCAGACGAAAGGAACAAGAATGGGAGGACTAGATCAGGACTCTACCGACTCTTTATTCCCGCTGATATGGCGCTGGAGGGCTTTTTTGATAAGCACGGGAGGGCCGTACACGAAGACCCTGAATCTCCTGTTGAGGGCATTGATGGTGTAGATGTTGAGCTCGGAGCCCGTACTTATCTCAAAAATGAAAGAGAGGCTCTGAAGCATGATGCCTCTGAGATGAATGAAATTGTCAGGCAGTTTCCCTTTACCACAGACGAGGCATTTAGGGATAGTATTGAAGGGAGCCTTTTTAATGTCGGTAAAATTTACGAGCAAGTCCAGTACAACGACGAGTTGTTTCCAAATCCTGTCGTCGTCGGAAATTTCGTTTGGAAGAACGGAGAGAAAGATACAGAGGTTGTATTTGCTCCAGATCCGAACGGTAGATTTCATGTTGCTTGGATGCCTCCTCCAGAGGTGAGAAATCAAAAGAAGTTTTTACGAAACAAGCGCGTTGCACCCAATGCAGAGCTGGGGGTAGGCGGGGTTGACTCCTACGACCTTGACGCCACCGTCGACGGACGGGGGTCGAAAGGAGCGCTACACCTGTACAATAAGTTTCACATGGAGCATCCATCGAACATGTTCGTGCTGGAGTATGCGTCCCGTCCACCTTTGGCTAAAATCTTTTACGAGGATGTGTTAAAGGCTGCCGTGTTTTATGGGTATCCAATACTCATAGAAAACAACAAGTATGGCATCGCAAGATACTTTGAATCAAGGGGTTACGATGGGTACCTTATGGACAGACCCAGACACCTAATGTCTACCTCTGCGAAGGTGAACGTAAAGACAAAGGGAATTCCTTCCAACTCTCAAGATGTCATTCAAGCTCATGCTCATGCTATTGAGGCATACGTGCATGACCACGTGGGCGCGAATCACGAAACTGGTGAAATTGGAAAGATGTATTTTAACAGAACCCTAGAGGACTGGATTGGATACAAAATTGACAACAGAACCAAGTTTGACCTGACGATTAGCTCTGGGCTTTGTCTGCTTGCTGCTCAAAAGGTTAAGTCAAAAAAGAAAGTGTCTGATTTTAAGGAGTCTAAGTTTTTCAGAAGGTATAAGCATAATTAACGTCATCGGCACATTTACTATATTTGCAAAAATGTATACCCACAAAGATGTACGGCAGCTCAACTAAAGCGTCCAAGTCCTTTCCCAACCCCCTAGCGTCGCAAGAAGAAAAGCTTGTTCAGGAGTATGGGATGGCCTACGCAAAAGCGATAGAGGCGCAGTGGAATGGATCTTCTCCAGACGACTCTGCCATCAATAGGAGAAATAGGGAGTTTCACAGAAACAGAAAGTACGCTAACGGTACGCAGGATGTCGATATTTACAAAAGACTTCTAAACAATCTAGACCCGAACAACAACGACGGAACCCTGTTGAACATGGACTTTAGTCCCGTTCCAGTTCTGCCTAAGTTTGCTAGAATTGTTACAAATAAGGTTCTCTCTAGGGACATGTACCCAAACGTAGAGGCCGTCGACCCTCTTTCTACATCTTTTAGGGACAAGGAAAAAAAGAAGATTGAGATGCTTGTTAAGAACAGGCAGCTTCTCGTAGATCTCAAAAAAGCCCACGGAATCGTTGTCAACGAAGATCCAGACAGCATTCCAGAAACCCTGGAAGAGGCTGAAATTTTTCTCGGGACAAACGTAAAGCTTGACGCGGAGGTTGCGGCTCAGCTTGCAACACAGGCTACGCTTACTTGGAATAAGTTCAACGAAACAACATTTAGAAGGGCCGTTGGAGACCTGGTTTCCTGTGGCATGTGTGTTGTAAAAAGATTGAACGATCCGTCATACGGGATTTCCATTGACTACATCGACCCCAAGGACTTTGTTCACAGCTACACAGAAGACCCAAACTTCGGCGACATAAGCTACGCTGGTGCTGTTAGAAGAATATCCATTTCGGAACTTAAGAGGCTTGCTGGGGAAAAGCTTACAGAGGAGCAGATTGAAAAAATTGCAGAAAAGTCTGCATCCAAATACGGCAATGATTCATCTTCACTTAGAAGAACGCATTACGACAATCAGGCCAGAAGAACGGTTTATGGGTACGACGAGTACATTGTTGAAATCCTCGACTTCGAGTTTTTGTCTACGGACAAAATGTACTTTGAGGAAAAAGAAAACAAGTTTGGAAACGTTGGCTTTTACGTAAAAGGATACAACTACAAGGAAAGAAAGGGTGGCGTATACGAAAGAAAGCCCCACTGCCTTGAGATTACAAATGTGTACGGTGGTATTTATGTGATGGGATGCGGTTATCTTTTTGATTACGGCATCAAGACTAACATGCCCCGCAACATGCACGACCTCAGCAGAACGCGGATGTCTTACTCCGCTGTTGCGACGAACCTTGACGACATGGTTCCGAAGTCAATGATCGGAAGCACGAAGGGATTTGCTGACATGCTTCAGCTTACTCACCTCAAAATTCAACAGGCCATTGCTAAAGCAAAGCCAGACGGGTTGATCATTGATATTGAGGGGCTGGAAAATGTACAGCTAGGCAAGGGCGGAGAGCTCCAGCCACTAGAGTTGCACGACATCTACGAACAGACTGGTGTCTTCTATTACAGAAGCAAGAACCCAGAGGGAGGATTTCAAAACCCACCGATTAGAGAAATCGGAAACAGCATCCGAAACATCAATGAGCTGATTAACCTGTACAATCACTACATGCGAATGATCAGGGATGTTACGGGTGTTAACGAGGCCATGGACGCATCTACCCCTAAGGGTGATGCTTTGGTTGGCGTTCGAGAGCAGGCTATTGCCGCAGGAAATAACGCTATTTACGACATCACAAATGCCTCTGTTGTTTTGTTTCAGAGTGTGTGCGAAGACATTGTAAAATGCCTTCAGGTGTTGCCAAAAGAGTCTGTTATTTTTGAAGCGTACTCTAACGCGGTCGGAAAGTCAAATATGGGTGTTCTTTCTTCTTTTGAAAACCTCCCTATGTTTAACTTCGGGGTCACCGTCACCAAAAATATGGACGACAGAGAAAGACAGTTCCTTGAGCAGTCTATTCAGATGTCGCTTCAGCAGCAGGCTATTGATCTTGAAGACGCAATGGCTGTCAGGGAGCTTAAGGATGTAGAGCAGGCGGAAAGACTTTTGTCTCTTAGGCGCACCAAGAAGCAGCAAAGACAGATGCAGATGTCTCAACAGAACTCTCAGATGCAGGCTCAGCAGGCACAACAGGCCGCTCAACAAGCCTCTCAGTCTAGGCAACAGGAGCTTCAGATGGAGTCACAGATTGAGATGCAAAAGATTCAGGCTAAGGCTCAAGCTGACATTCAGGTTGCTCAAGCCCTACACGAGTTTAAGAAGGAGATTGAGATGATTAAGGCTCAGGCTACACTTGGATTTAAAACTGATGATCAGGAGTTTAAGCAAAAGATTGAGGTCCTTAAGGAGGACAGAAAGGATGAAAGGGTAGACAAGCAGGCCGTGGCCCAGTCTAAGCTCATGAGCCAGAGAAAAGATCGGCGAGGAGAACTTGCACAAGACAATACAAAAGAGATAATTAGAAACCTTACCCAGGATGGCAACAGAACTTAACCTAGACACTTCAGAAGAAATCAATGTTGTCGTCAAGCGCGGCGACAGTCTCAGCTTTGACATTACCGTCAAGGATACAGCTGGATCTGCAGTTGATCTTACTGTTTACAGTTTTGACATGGACGTAAGGACGAGCACAAATCCAAACAGCAGGGCCGATGTAGTTCTATCTACCGCTGTTGGGGGTAGAAACAAGCTTTTGGCGTCTGTGACTGGAGCAGGAGATGGTACTCTTACCGTTTCCGCATCAAGGGAGGCCATGCAGAACATAGCCCCTGGAACGTACATTTACGACATTGCTGCAAATCACAACACCAACTCCACTACCGAAACATTCTTTTTTGGGACGTTTACCGTAAACGAAGACGTAACGCCAAATAGGTAATGTCTATAAGTATTACAGAACCCACTAGAAAAAACGTTTCGGCTCAATTTGAGGCGCAAGCGTCAACCGAGGTGTCTTCAACTGTGGGCGGTCAGTCTGTAAAGTTTACTATCAGCAGACCCAACAAGTTTAAGACTCCCACTGTATCTAACGCTCAGGAGCTTGACGACATATTGAGCACCGCTTTGATAGATTTCAGGTCTGACGGAACACCTGGCTTCACTTCTGGTGAAGATGTGACTTCTTGGACCAACAATGGAACTGGGGGGTCTGCATACGATGCCATCGACGTTCGAAACGTAGTCCAAGAGAACGCAACCCCACTCCCAACTGTTTCTAATCCCCCGACGTTTGAAATTTCTGGGCATCCGTTTTCTACGCACGGTGCTCTAAAATTTGACAGCGTATCTACAGGAAAGTCTCCTGACAGTGATTCCTTAAGGCTCACTACGCCGTTTACCCAAACCGACTCTTTTGTTTTGTTTTTGGTTACGCACGAGGCTTCACAGACCAGCGGAAATAGCAGGGGCATGGCTGGAACTCCGTTTTGCTTTCTTCACGATGAGACGGTGGGGACTGATATTCAGCAAGATCGTGCCGCAAAGTCAGCCTTAGTTCTTAACACCAACAACCCATCTACTGGGTTTCCAAGAGTTTATCTTGATGCAGAGGACACATCAACAACACCGTCCTCCGATGGAAATTACGCCTTTAGCTACGGAGCGCTAACCGACTCTAGATTTACTGGAGGCAAGCTTGTCCCCGACGTTACTGAGGCTTTTGTTGTTCGGGTAGACAAGGACAGAGTGGCCCACCTTTACAACTCTAAAGCTCTGGGCTTTATTGACCCAAGTGAAACCAATCCCGTAACGGCGGCTTTTTCTCAATCTGGCCCTCTTGGGGCTTTAACGAGCTGGAGCTGGGAGGCCATAGGTCTTCACGGTCAGCATGTGTGGGGTCATTCGGCTGGATCTGGAGTTTACACTAACTACATTGCGACCATTGGAGCCTTCGATACAGACATTGGAGATCAGCAGTGCAGAGCCCTTGCAAGGCTTCTCGCCGAGAAATATCAAATTTCTTAAATTTGTCTCATGCACTGTATGAAAAACAATAATGCGTCTAGCACTCCTCGAACCGCAAAGAAGGGCGTAAAGCTTAAAATGGGTAAGCACAAGTCTCGCACTGGTGGCTTGACCAAGGCTGGCCGTGAAAAATACAACAGAGAAACGGGCTCTAACCTCAAGGCTCCACAGCCAGGCGGAGGACCTCGCAAACGCTCGTTCTGCGCCAGAATGAAAGGCGTAAAAGGTCCTATGAGAAAAAACGGTAAGCCTACACGCAAGGCCCTTGCCCTTAGAAAGTGGAAGTGCTAATGAAAACGGTAAAGGGAAAAAAAACAAAGAATTTCACCGTCTCAAGCAAGACGATGACTGTTGACCCCCCAAAAGGTTATCACTGGATGGAGGAGGGTGGTAGATACTACCTTATGGCTGGCGATTACAAACCGCATCCTGGAGCTGTAGCTAAAGCTAAGTTCAAGATGGCAAATCACGCTAAGTCATGAAGGTAATGAAGAAGGGGGGCACCAACAAGGATGCCTGCTACCATAAGGTAAAGCGCAGATACAAAGTGTGGCCATCGGCCTACGCCTCTGGCGCCGTGGCCAAGTGCCGCAAAGTCGGTGCTAAGAACTGGGGCAACAAGAGCAAAAAGAAGTAATGGCGGTCAGGAAAACAGCAAAGGGGCTTGCCCTCAAGCGCTGGTTCAAGGAAGACTGGCGTACACCACGCGGCAAAAAAGGATATAGCGGAAGCGACAGAACCTTTCGCCCCACAAAAAGAGTTTCTTCTAAAACACCCTCTACATGGTCTGAGTTGACCCCTGCTCAAAAAGCTAGGGCAGCAAAGGAAAAGAAGACAAAAGGCAGGGTGTCAAGGTATAAGCCGAAGCTTAGAAAGAAGAAAAAGAAATAACACTTATATTTGCAAAAACTACCAAACAAAAATGGCAACTACAACTGCAACTATTACGCTCTCTAGCTCAGATCTGACTGGCGATGCGTTGTCTCTTTCAACCTCGGCTACGCTGACCAAGGCTGACTCTGTAACTGGTCTCGATCAGACCACAGGCGTTTCTCGTAAAATCTTTACCGCAACATCACTCGTTAACATTTTCGAGGGTAGCGAATACACGGCTGCAAAGGCTCACAAGATTTACATGAGAAACCCAAGCACTGTGGCTACAGAGTTCTTCACCGTTTCTATCGGTGACAGCGGAGGAACTCCTGAGGAGATCGGAAGACTTTACGCTGGAGACTGGATGTTCCTTCCCTGGAGTGCTCACGATGCCGCTAACGACATCTGCATCACTCCTAGCGTTGCAACCGCTATGACCCTTGAGTACTTGCTCATCTTCGAAGCCTAATGGGTACAGTAAGAGCAAATATCAGGGTTAGCTCTTCTGACGTTCTCGCCACTGCTGTAGACATTGCTTCAAGCGTGTCTCTTAGCGCAGACAGCGGAAATGTTCAGAGAGTTAAAATTGTTGCCACCTCTGCAGGTGGTACTGCTCAAATTATTCATAAGGCAAACGAAAAGCTAAACAGAGCGTATCTGTACGTGAAAAACCTTGGGGGTGAAGCCGAAAAGTACGCATACGTGTACGCTGAAACCTCCAATGACGACCCAGTGCTTGCGAAGCTCGCAGGCGGTGAGTTTTGTTTTATGCCTGTAGATCCATCTGTAGAACTTAAGGTTTACGGAACTGATGTAGATCAGATTGTTGAGTATGCAGTGTTTGGTCTGGATAGCTCAGCAGTTAGATACTCATAATTCATAAGACATGGCAAAACTTACAAATACAGGAACGTTCAACAATGCTTCCTTCGGGCAGTATGGCGGAGAGCTCAAGAGCGGAAACGGAGCAGTCACCATTCCTTCAGGGGAGGTCGTTATTGCCGTAACCTCTCTTCACGACGACACTCAGGTTGGAAACTGTGACACTGGATTTCCTCAGTATGGCACAAATACAATACCAAAGGGAATTACAGTGTATGGAAGATGGAGCTCTCTTACACTTGCGGGAGGCTCAAACGCGAAGGCGGTTTGCTACTTCGCCCCAGCAGGATAATAAAACAAACAATTTAATTTATGGAAAACGAAAACGTTACTACCGAAGCTCCTCAGGTGGAGCAACCACAAGCGGAACAACCTCAAGTTGAAGCTCCCCAGGAGTCTCAGCCAGAAGTACAGTTCTTTGACAACGCGGAAGACTTTGCTCAGTCTATGCAGCAGCCTCAGGACCAGCCTGAGCAGCCACAGGAAACACCATACGTAGACCCTGAGGCCGCACCTGCTCAACCGACTCCACAGCAAGAGCAGCCGCAATACACGAATCAACAAGTCGAAGAGGCTATGTTTGGATATCTCAGCGAGCGGCTGGGAAAGGACATTAAATCTTTCGACGACTTGACATATACGGAGCAACAAGAAGCTCCACAACTGGACGAGAGAGTTCAGAAGATTGCCCAGTTCGTTCAAGACACTGGAAGATCTCCTGAGGACTACCTTGCTTATCAGCGTCTAGATCCAGCCAACATGGACGACATGGGTGTCGTCATGATTAACTCGGCGATGGATTACCCTAATCTTTCTAACGATGAGATTAGAATGCTGGTAAATAGCAAGTACAAGCTTGATACTGAGGTTTACTCAGAGCAAGAGGTCTCGCTCTCAAAGCTCCAGCTGAAGGTAGACGCTCAAAAGGCGCGTGACAGCATCAGTGATATTCGGGAAACGTACCGAGCACCACAACAGCAGTCTGCACCTGAAGAGGAAACCTTCATCGACGACGAATGGTTGGCGAACATGCGACGCGAAACATCCGCGCTTACGGGATTGGAATTCGATCTCGGCAACGGAAACAGTTTCCAGTTCGGATTGGACGACAACTATCGGAATCAACTTATTCAGAAGAATGCTCAACTTGAGGATTACTTCGACCCTTACGTCAGTGAAGACGGTGCATGGGATTACGACAAGCTCAATTCACACAGAGCTGTAGT